ATCATCTCGGTGAACAGCGTCCAGTCGCCTGGCACCTACCCCGCGGTGCGGTTCGCCGCCGGCGTCAGCCGATGGAAGGTGAAGGGCGGCAACCTCGGCACCTTGCTCGGCGTCGGCGTCAACTATCAGAAGACCGCCGTCGAGGTCATGCCGGGCGCGTCGAACCACTACGAGATCTCCGGCATCACCGCGATGGGCAACGTCAGCGGCGCCTACATCGACGGCGGCACTGGGACGAACAAGTCGATCGGCCCGAACCTCGACGACACGACGGCAGGCCTCGGCAGCGTCTTTGCCGACATCACGCAATACACCGACTCGAATTCCTTCCGATACTTCCAGGTCTGGAATCCGAACACCGGGGCCGGCGCCTTCGCGGGCATTCGGCTGCGAAGCGGGCCGGATGACTACGTCGACCAGTATCTGAGCGGCTTCGCCAACTTCTACCAAATGAACGGCGGCGGCGGCATCACCACTGCCGTTTGGGGCTTCGACACGGAGGTCTGGCAGACGAACGGCGGCACCCAAATGATGCGGGCGACGACGGCCGGTCTCCGGGTCGGGTCGACCGCCGCACCCGCCACGTCGCGGGTGATGTCCGAGGGTGCGATCGCGACGCCGGGCTTCGAGACGATCACCGACCTGGTCGTCACCGACGCGCACGCGACGATCTGGTGCAATAAACCCGGCTCGAGCTGCGTGCTCACGCTGCCCGACGCATCGACCTGTCTCGGCCGCGAGTACGACATCATCAATCTGCAAGCCACGCAGACGGTGACCTGCAACACGACTGCCGGCAACCGCGGCGTCTTTCCGAAGGCGGGCGGTGCCGCCGCCACGTCGATCCTCGCGGCAGGCGCCGGGCGGAACTGCACGATCAAGGCGGTGGCGACGGGGTGGCGGATCAAGCGCCAGGAAGCCTAACCCGAGGGGGCGCCCGTGAGCCTCGGATTTGACGCCATTGGCGCCGCGCCGATCGCGGCAACGTCTGAACAGGTTGTTGCTGGCGTCGGTGCCACGACGTTCATCGGCGCGGCGAATGCCACGAGCCAGTCAATCCGGGCGGCGGTCGGTTCCGCAAGCGGGTCTGGCATCGCGGCCGCCGTCTCGGCGGTGGCGTCCGTCGGTGCCGCAACGGGATCCGGCGCTGCGACTGCAGCCGGCATCACGATCAAGGGTGCCGCGGCTTCGAGTGCCGCGACGGGCACGGCGAATGCCACGGCCACCGCCATCAAAGCGGCGGCTGGTCAGGCCTCCGGCGCCGGCGATGCGGCGGCCGTCTCGGCCGACACCGCGGTGCCGGGTGACGGTGTCGCCACTGGAACAGGAAGTGTAGCGGGCGCCGGCGAGCGCACGGCGACAGCCATCGCTGCTGCGAGCGGTGCCGGGGCGAGCTCGGCGACGGCCGAGGCCACGGCGGACTCGATCGCGACAGCCACGGGCGCGGGCGCTGCCTCGGCGGCGAGCGAATCGACAAAGGCCGGCGCAGGAACCGCCGTCGGAACCGGAGCGGCATCGGCTGAAAGCGCTGTCATCGCGGCGGCCATCGGTGCCAGCACTGGCGCGGGCGCCGCTGCGGCTGTTGCTGAACGAATTGCAGCCAGCGTCGGCGCGGCTTCCGGAAACGGCACCGCTGCTGGCGCGGGCGCGCGCGACGCCGCGGCCATCGCTGCGGCAACAGGGACGGGCGCGAGCGAGGCAGTCGGCGCGACGTCGTCGGCAAGCTCGAGCGCATCATCCGGGCTCGGCAGTGCGGCAGCGGTCAGCGCGGCGATCGCCGAGGCCGTCGGGTCGTCGGTCGGCACCGGGACGCTGGCCGGCACAGGAGAGAAACAGGCAAGCGCCGCCGGAGCATCAGCCGGAGTCGGAGCGGTTGCCGCCTCGGCTGCAGTCATTGCGGCCGCGACGGCCCAGGCCGCGGGCGCTGGTGCCGTGCAGGCCACGGGCGCCGCCACGTCGGCCGGCGTCGAGGAATCGACCGGCACCGGCGCGGCGGTCGGCGTCGGCGCATCGATCGCGGCATCGGTCGGCCAGGCGGGCGGTGCAGGCGTCGCGGCGAGCGCCGCGCAGTCCATTCGGGCCGCCGTGGCGGCAGCGAACGGCGAGGGCCTCGCTGTCATGGCGAGCGCCATCGTCGCGGTCAGCGCGGGCACCTCGAGCGGGGCCGGCGTTGCAGCCGGCGTCGGCGTTGAGATCATCGAAATCATCGGCTCGGCGGCAGGCGCCGGAGCATTGGCAGCCGCAGGCGTCGGCATCCGACCTGGTGTCGGCGCGGCAGCGGGAGCGGGTGCAGCATCGGCCGCCGGCGCGTCGCGTGCCGAGGCCCTCGGCAGCGCGATCGGCGCCGGCTCGGCGTCGGCCGCGGCGCTGGCGAGCAAGATCACGTCCGGCAGTGCCATCGGCACCGGCATCGTCATCGGCGTCGGTCGCTTCCAGACGGACGCCGGAAACGAGACGCCGGCGGAGCGCGTCGTGCGCGTGAACGGCAAGGGCATGGTGCTGCGGCGCACTGGCGAAAACACGACGGTCTTGCTCAGCGGCAAGCGCATTCCCGGATCGGTCGAGGCCACCGGCAACAGCGCAGGTCAGCAGATTTTCCGAGTGAAGGTCAGCGTCGCCGAGATCCGGGCATCGGCCTGGCTGGATAAGGCGCCGAAGCGCGACGACTCGATCCGGATCGACAACCGCGACCACACGCTGCTCGACGCGCGGCCGCTGAAGCATCGCGGGGTGCTGCAGCTCTATGAACTGACGGTCGCCGGCTAACGGACAGGAGGAAAGCACCATGACCGTCCGCTACTTCGACAACGTCCGGCATGCCATCACGACGACCGGAACTGGCGCCATCACGCTCGGCAGTGTCCCGTCAGGTTGGCAGAGCTTCGACGATGCCGGGGCCGTGGATGGCGACAATCCGCCGTATGAGCTTCGAGACGGCAACGCATGGGAGACCGGCTATCTGACGCTCGACGACGGCGTCACGACGGCGACGCGGCTCGTGACTGCATCGTCGGACGGCGGCGATCCGCTCGACCTCAGCGGCAGCGCGGTCCTGACATGCACGGTGATTGCCGACATTCTCGGTCGGCCATATGAGCCCATCGGCCCCGACGTCAGCCTGTCTGCCGGGGCCTATGCGTTGTTCGTCTGCGACCCCAGCAAATACGAGGGATACTGCATAGAGTATTGGGGTGTCCGACCTGATGGCGCCAACGCCTATCTCGGCCTGCGCATATCGCAGAATGGCGGCAGCAGCGCTGATACCGGCGGTAGCGACTACCTCTCATGGGCGGGCGGCACTGACAGCGGATACCTCCTCCAGGAGTCGTTCACATCGTCGTTTGGCTTTCTGACGCGCACGCAACTGCAGGAGACGACGGACTACCCGGCAAGCGGTCGCATCTTCTTCGAGAGTCCAGAGACTGCCGAGCGCACATCAATAAGGTCCCTCAACGCTTATGAGCAGAACACGGGCAGCCTGTGGTGTCATAGCCCGGGCGTTGTCTATCGCAATGCCGATGTGGCGTGGGACGCCGTGTTCATTTTCTGCCCTGGCGCCAACATCACCGGCGAGTTCCGCTTTCTCGCGAGGCGCAAATCATGACCCGCCTATCGATTTCGAGAAACGGAGTTCTGGTAGAGCTAGAACTGACGTCGGAGCAGGCGAAGGCTCACAACGATCGCGTCGCCGCCGACAAGGCGGAGTCAACGGCGCACGAAGCGCGCCCAAAGCTAAAGTCGATTACCGAGCGGCTCGCCACGCTTGAGGCCGAAGTCACCGCGCTGAAGGCTGCCGCGCAGACGAGGCTGCGATGAGCGCCATCGGCGGCGGGCCGATTGGCCGGCTGCCGATCGGTGGTGGCGTCGATGTCGCGCTCGAGCTTTCGGACGGTTCTGCGGCCGGCGCCGGAACAGCAGCGGCCGTCGGCGTTGCCATAGCCGCGGCCGTCGGCGCCGCAAGCGGAGCTGGAACAGCTGCAGCCACCAGCGTTGCCACGAAAGCGGGTGCGGCGGAGTCGGTGGGCGCTGGGGCGTCGGCGGCGGCCTCGCTGGCGACGAAGGCAGCCCAAGCAGGCGCGACCGGCAACGGCACAGCAGCCGGTGTCGGCGCGAGCAGGGCAGCGGCGTCGGCGGTCAGTACGGGCGCGGGCACTGTTGCGGGCGTCGGAGCATCGACGGCAGCCACGACGGCGAGCGCGGCGGGATCAGGAACAGCCGCCGCTGACGGCATCCGCGTCTATGCGTCGGTCGGTGCTGCGGCAGGAACAGGAGCGGCAACAGGCGCCGGTGCGCGCGTCAACGCATCCGACGGCGTGGCCGTAGGGGCGGGATCAGCGACAGGCGCTGGCGAGCGCACGACTGAGGCCGCCGGCGTCGCCATCGGCTCGTCGACGGTGCCGGGCATCGCCGAGGTCTTCGCCACGGCAACCGGCCAGGCGAGCGGCAGCGGCACGGCAACCGCCCAAGGCCAGATCGACCTCGGTGTCCCGCCGATGTCGGCCGCGGCCCTGGTCGTGCTCGAGCACGGCCGCGCGATGACGTTGCGGCGTGCGGGCGAGGCGACATCGGTGGTCCTGATCGGCAAGCGCATCCCTGGCTCGATCGAGTTCGTGAGCAACACGTCGGCTCGGCAGGAATTCAAGGTCAAGATCACGGCGCAGGAGATCGCGGGCTCGACCTGGCAGGAGCGTCGGCCGAAGCGATCGGACACGCTCGAGGTCAACGGCCGACGGCGCGCCGTGCTGAACGTCCACCCGCTGAAGCACGGCGGCGTCCTGCAACTCTACGAACTCACGGTGGCCGGCTGATGCTTCTCGTACCCGCAAACGAGTTCGGCTGGTCAGTCGACAACTACGGATCGACCTATGCCGATACTAGTCTTGGGACCGAGGCTATCAGCGGCGGCGCGCATGCAAAGGGGTCGGCGGTGTCGTGTCTGTCCGGCGCGACGGTGGCGCAAGACGTGTTCGGAATGTGCATCAGCTTCGGCAGTGGATACGCGACGGCGGGGATAAGGCGTTGGTTGTCGGACATCCTGATCGATCCGGCGGGCGGGACGTCCTGGTCGGTGCTCATCGCGAACCTGCTGGCCAACGGCCCGTCGTTCTTTTCCGGCGGGTACAACTATTACTTTCCGATCTACCTGAAGTCCGGAACGAGCATCGGATTCCAGGCGCAATGCAGCACCGCAACGCAGGCGCTCCGTTGCGCAATTCGTGTCTTCGGCAAGCCCTCGCGTCCAGACCTGGTGAAGGTCGGCAGAAAGATCGAGACCTTCGGCGCGAATACGGGATCGTCGTCGGGCACCGCCTTTACGCCCGGCTCGAGCGCCATGGGCTCCTACACTTCTCTCGGCACGACCTCGAGCGACCTGTGGTGGTGGCAGTCCGGCGGCGTCGCCTTTAGCGACACGACATTGAATGGCAACGCATATGCCTTGGATGTCGCGGCCGGCGATGCATCGAACAAGAAAATCTGCGTGAACCACGCATGGGTCTACACCCAAAACTTCGAGAACTGCGCCAAGGAACCGTTCGGCACGGTTCTGCCTGTGCGCGAGATCAAGGCCGGCGACACGGTCTACGCGCGGGCCGCAACCGTTGATTTCGGACCCGATACGACGCCGACCACGACTGCATACGGTCTAGGGGGCTGACATGGCATCGGAACCCTACTCGGGCAGCAAGTCGCTCGCGATCGCCGACGGCGAGTGGTCGTGCGTCAACAATGCCGCGCTCGCGACGTCGTGGGCGACGGCTGATGGCGCCTACCAGTTCTGGCTCGAGCTCACCAACCTGGCCGCGGGCGACGAGGTCCGGATCCGCCACTACGAGCGAGCGCGCTCCGGCGATTCGACCATCAAGATTTGGGAGGCGACCCGCATCGGCGTTCAGCCCTGGCCCATGTTCACCGCGCCGTCAGGCATCCTGCTGCACGGCTGGGACTTCACCATTCAGATGATCGCGGGGTCGACTCGGACCTTCAACTGGTCGATCAGGCAGGCGTAAGTGAGCAGCTGGGGGTTCCAGCCGCTTCTGCTGGTTCCAACCCAGCAGACCATCGCAGGGGCCGGCGCCTCGACGGGCACCGGAACCGCGTCGGGCGTCGGCAATACCATCGTCGCCGCTGTAGGCTCGGTCTCGGGCGCGGCTGTTGCCGCGGCCGTCGCCCTGGTCATCGCGGCGGCGCAGGCCGATGCTGCGGGCACCGGATCGGCGAACGGCGTCGGCCAGTACCTTTTCGATAACACAGGCATCTCGAGTGGCTCCGGCGCCGTCACTGGTGTCGGCGCATCTATCGCCGGAAGCGCCGCAGCGGCCACGGGGTCGGGCGCCACCTCCGGTGCAAGCACAAGCACTCGCGCGTCTCTTGCTGAGGCGACTGGCACCGGCACCGCAGCCGCGGACTCGACGGCGAGGGCGGACGCCGTTGCCGAAGCCGGAGCCGCCCATGCGGCAACGGCAGCATCTCTTGTCGAAGCGGCATTCGTTGCCGAGGCCGCCGGCGAAGGCGTCGCCACCGCCGAGGCCACGGCGGAAAAGGAGTCGCTCGGGTTCGCTGTCGGTCCGCCTGCGGTAGCGAGCGCCGTCGGCGAGGCATTCAAGGAAGCATCGGGCGAGGCGGGCGGCGCGAGCACCGTCGCCGGCGTCGGCGCTTCGATCGGCGGCACGACCGCTGCCAGCACAGGAACAGGCACCGCCGCCGCAACCGGCGAGACGGTTCACGAAGCTGTCGCGACCGCAAGCGGGACGGGCACGCTCGACGGCACGGGAGCTTTCGTCGCGGCGAGCGTCGCTGCGGCAACAGGAGCCGGAACGGTCGATGGCGTCGGCGAGTCCACCGCCGCGAGCGTCGGCACCTCGAGCGGCACCGGCGCAGCCTCCGCGGCGGCGACGGCAACAGCTGAAGCGCAAGGCGACGCGACCGGCACTGGAACGGCGAACGCCACATCGCAGGCCACGAAGGCGGGCGACGGTGCGGCCACTGGTGCTGGCGCCGTCCAGGGCGACGGTGCGCCGATCGCCGAGACAACCGGCTCAGCCATCGGCCTCAGCGCGACCATAGGGTTTTCCGATGCCGGCGCCACGGTCGGCACGGCGACGGGCATCGGCACGGCAGAGGCGTTTGCCGAGAAGGACGCGATCGCGGTCGCCGCCGCAACCGGCGAAGGCACGGCAACCGGCATCGGCGCCTCGGATGCGCCTGCGGTAGCGGCGTCAGCCGGCGCGGGAACAGCCGAGGCCGAAGGCGCCTCGATCGCCGCGGCGATAGGCGAAGCATCTGGCGTCGGCACGCTCACCTCGGTGGCCACCGTCACGGCGGCGCTCACTGGCATCGCGAACGGCGCCGGCACCGTTGCCGGCATCGGTCTCGCCATCAAGTCGGGCGTGGCCGCAACGACCGGCGACGGCACGGCTGCAGCGGCAGGCCTGGCGACGAAGGAAGCGGTCGCAGCCACGACGGGTGCGGGAGCGGCGGCCGCGGCCAGCACGGTCACTGCGGAAGCCGTCGGCAGCAGTGCGGCCGCCGGCACAGCAACGGGTCTCTCCGATTCGCTGGCGTCGATCGGCGAGGCGACGGGCGCGGGTGTCGCATCTGGTGTCGGCCTCACCATCGCGGCGGCAACGGCCAGCGCCTCGGGATCCGGCGCCGCAGCAGCGGAGGCCCTCGCGACGGCGTCGGCCACGGCCGCGGCAAGCGGAACAGGAACGGCTGACGCGACGGCCATCGTCGCCAAGGAAGCGGCGGGCAGTGCGACCGGCGCTGGTGCCACGAGCGGCATCGGCGCCGCGACGAACGAGGCCACTGCGGCGTCGACAGGCGCCGGGACGGTCGACGGTGTCGGTCTCTCGACTGCTGCGGTCACTGCTGCAAGCGCTGGAGCCGGCGCGGCAGATGGCGCCGGCCAGGCCGTGCACATCTCGGCTGCGGTCGCTACCGGCGCCGGCACCGCGAGTGCCGCCTCGGTCAAGATCATAGAAGGCGACGGCCAGGCGACGGGCGTCGGTGCGGCATCGGGTGACGGCGCGTCGATCGCCGACTCGGTCGGCGTCGGTTCCTCGGTTGGCGCCGGCAACGCCGTCGCATACTCGACCATCGAGTCGGTCGGCGTTGCGGGGTCGCTGAGCTTCGCCCTCGGTCGCGCGCAGACCTGGACGTTCTATGTCACGCCGCTGCGCCGGCCGGCGCAGATCGTCCTGCAGTACGGCGAGGACATGGTGCTGAGCCGGCGCGGCGAGGCCACGACCATCGCGATCCGCGGCAAGACCATCCAGGGCATCATCGAGCCGACCGGCAACACGGCGGTGCAGCAACAGTTCCGGGTGAAGATCGGGCCGCAGGCCATCCAGCGATCGACATGGGAGACGCCGGAGCCGCTGCGCTTCGATGCCCTCGAAATCGACGGCCGCAAGCGCACCGTGCTCGACGTTCGGCCTCTCGAGGACAAGGGCGAGGTGGAGCTCTACGAACTGACCGTGGCGGGCTGACATGCCGGTGATCGTTGTCGGCCCTACCACCGAGCAGATGGGCAGGAGCATCGGCGCCTGGGTGAAAGAGAACACCATCGCGGTCGCCGAGCGCGAGTTGAAGGCGGCGGTTGGGCAAGGGTTCGACAACGAACCCGTGGTCATCACCGACGGCATGCCGCGCCGCGACTACAAGGACGTCCGGCCGTTCGGCAAGATCGAGTTCGTTGCACGCCACGATCTCGCCGAGGCCGTGCGTTGGGCGCTGAGCGAATTGCAGCGCCGCAGTCCGGTGCTGACCGGTCGCTACGCCAGCAGCCACACCGTTCTGCTGAATGGCAAGGAGATCGAGGGCAACATTTGGGACACGCTGCGCAAGGCGAAGAACGGCACCGACCGGGTGCAGATCGTCAACACGCAGCCCTATGCCCGCAAGATAGAACGGGCGACGGCGAGCAAGAAGTCTGGCCGCAGGGCACGCAAGGCGCTCAGCAAGCAGGCCCGGAGTGGCGTCTACCAGCCGGTGCTGCGGGCGCTGGTCAATAGATTCGGTCGGTCGATGTTCTTCGACTTCAAGTACGTGAAGATCGAAAGCGGCGTGAAGGTGTGGGGCGCCGCCGGCGGCCGCGGCGCACCGCTGTCGGACCGACAGATCGTTCGCGGTCCTGGTGGGCGTATCAAGGGCTGGACGCGGCCCGGCCGCACCGTGCAGCGCGACCAGGTCTATCCAGCCCTGCAATTCTTCATCAAAGGCATCGGCCTTCCGAACTAGGAGCGACCATGGCCGACGCCGACGACGTCTTCATCCCATGGGAGCGCGAGACGGCGGACCACATCGCGTGGGCGCTGGACTGGACCCCGGAAGAGGTCGCCGCGCGCGTCGAGTTCCGGCCGCACACTCTGGTGCTGAAGGACGGCCAGAAACACGAGCGCCAGCAGGTCGGCTTGAGGCTGACCGCCGAAGAGAGCGAGCGCGTCAAGGGGGCAGCCAATGGCGGGTGATCCTCTGCGCGATGCCTTTCGCACCGAGCTCGACGCCATCCGGCTGTCGGCCTCGATCGACTGGCCCATCGAGGACACGCTGAACACCGTCGAGAACCCCGACAGCTCGCACCCATACCTCGAGCTTGAATTCCCCGGCGGCAGCGAGTTCCAGGCCACGTTCGGGTCGCCGGGCAACAACCTCCATCGCGAACTGGGCCAGGTCACTGTCCGCGTCGTGACGCCGCTCGGCGCCGGCAAGGCGATGCGCGACCAGGCCGAAACCTACGCAGCCACAATCCGCGCAGCCTTCCGTATGCGCCGCTTCGCCGTGGCTGGATCGAGCAGCGGAGTCCGCATCACCGACACCGCCCCGATGGGGGGCGGGCACGACGAAGCCGGCCTGTGGGCCGAGTCCGTCGCGCTCGGCTACGAAATTTACAACCTCGGCTAACCGGCAAGCCGAGGCCCCACCGAAGCCGCCCCAACCAGGGCGGCTTTTTTCATGTCCGAACAAGGAGCCATGCCGTCATGGACAGCGCACTAAAGCAAGACGCCATCGTGGCGGAAGTCACGCAGGGCACGACCCCCGCCTCGCCGGCCTTCAAGCTGCTGCGAGTCGTCAGCATCAGCGGTGCGCCGTCGCGCCCGAACGTCCGCACGCCCGAGCGTCGGGCCGATCGCATGGCCGGCAACATGGTGCGCGGGCTCAACTCCTACTCCGGCAAGCGTATCGAGATGGTCTGGCAGCGCGACGATGGCACCGACATCCTGTGGGAGTCGCTCTTCTGCAACACCTTCTCGACCAACGTCCTGAAGAACGCCTCGACCAAGCGCTTCTTCACCCTCGAGGAAAAGTACGAGGGCGGCGTCACCGATCCCTATCGCCGCCTGTTGGGCTGCATGGTCAACGAGGCGTCGATCTCGTGGCGCAACGGCGAGCCGGGAACTGTGTCCTTCGGCCTGATGGCGCTATCGGAGACCGCGGCCACCACGGCGATCGCCAGCTCGACCTACGCGGCGGCGACACCCGGCAACGACCCGGTCACGCCGGCCGACATCGTGGTCAATGACTGCTTCTCGGTCTCGGGCGCCAGACTCGCGGGCCTCAACCTCACGATCAGCAACTCCGAGCGCGAACAGTACGGCTTCGGCAGCGCCGATCCGTTCGGCATCGGCCTCGGCGCCTTCAACGTCCAGGGCACGGTGGAGCTCTACTACAACGCTGCCGCCGACTACTCGACCTTCATGACGAAGCAGTCGGGCCTGATCCTCGACCTCACCATCGGCTCGGTGACGAACTTCAAGGATCGCCTGCAGTTGCTCGAGTGCGACGTCTGGAACCCGAACGTCAGCGACCCGGGCAACAGCGGCGACCACATGGTCACGCTGGAGTTCATGGGTCGCATCGACGTCAGCGACAACTCGGCGATCAAGCTCACCCGGAACGTGGCCTGATCATGGTCAAGCTCATCATCCTGCGCGCTTTCCACACATACGAAGGCGAGCCCGAGCGCAAGGTCGAGCGTCTCCCGGGCCAGATCGTCACGACGAGCGAAGAGAACGCAGCCCTCTGGATCGAACACGGCCACGCCAAGCGCGTAGAGCCGACGGCAAACGCGACGGCCTAGCCGCCGCGTCAGCGCGTGCCGGGCGACCTCCCGCGCGCGCGGAACCGGGGCCGCTGTCAGCCGGCGGCGGCCCCACCCTCACCGGCTGGAGAAGGAAAAATGGCTGAATACAAGTTCGATGGAATCGAGGAACTGCAGCGCAAGCCCGAAATTGAAGGAAAGGTCGGCACAGTGATCGACCTGCCCGGCGGTCGATGGCTCCGGGTCCTGGCCGCTTCCGACAACAATCCGAAATGGGTGGCACGCCGCAAGATCGTCTCCGAGGCCACGCGACGCATGTCGAATGCAGACGTGAGCGACGAACGCTATCGCAAATTCATGGTGCCGCACTTCGCGGAGGCGCTGGTCATCGACTGGGGCGGCATCAAGACCGAGGGCGTGGAGATCCCGTTCAGCGCCGAGGCCTGCAAGGCGTTCCTCATGGTGGCAGACGACGCCTTCACCGCCATCTCCGAGATCATCTACGACAACAAGAAGTTCCGCGGCGATCGGATCGAGGTGATCGTCGAAAACGCGGGAAACTGATTCGCTGGGACAGCGAGCACGCCTCCGAACTTCCCGGCCTGAAAGATCGCGCCGCCAAGGGCGACGATTGGGCCATCGATCGGTTGCTGTCCCGGCCTTACCTTGATAGCGAGACGGAACCATACTGGGATGCGTTCGTCCCGCTCAGTAGGGACCGCGGCAAGCTATCGCTCGGTCTGGCCGGCGTCGTCCTGTTGCAGACGATCCCGCGCGCGA